CGAAAGAATAGCAATAAAAACCATTCAATGAAGTTTTTCATAATCTAAATATTTTTTGATTTATGTTTTAAATACACTTTAAAAATCTCTTTAACGATATATTCTATAAAATAAGATTGCGGTTCATCGTTATTCATATCTAACTTTATGCCATTCTGCTCAAATATAGTATTACATGCGTGTACTGATTCGTGTGCAATAGTTCCAAATACTTCAATCTCAAAATCTTTTTTAAATATCCTTTTGTGTTTTTCTATATTTACAATTATTAATGTATGACCACCTCTTTGTTGAGACATTCCTAACACATCGTCAGCATCATCAAAATTATTATTGAAATATTTGTTTATTTCTGGAATGTCTTTTACAAAATCAGACGATATGCAAATATGAAGTCTGTTCCCGTAAATAGGAATTGTAATGCTTTTATTTGTGATCATTACATTTTCAAACTTCCATCCTTCAAACGTTTAGCCATAATCTCGTTACGCTCCGAAGCGTTCCATCCTGCTTTTTCCGCTTCTTTTTCAAAAGCTTCAAAAGAACCCGCTTTACTTGGAGGAACTTCGTCTCCACCGCCTCCGCCACCTTCTATTTTTCCTATATAAGGAGTGATAAAGTCTTTTACAAATGATTCAACAGAAATAGGCGAAAGTGTTTTTTCGTCTTTTTGAACTTCTCCATTCAGTTTAACAACTACTTTTCCTTCTTCTTTCTCAAAAGAATATCCTTTTTCTCTTGCCTCAACAAAAATCGTGTTTTTTGCAACCAGAGTGTTTGATGGGATATGTTTTGTAAATTCTGATTTGATTTCATTTGTTTCCTTTTCTTTTTCGATATTGGTTTTAAATGTTGTGAACTCAGTTTCTTTTGCTACAAGATTTCCTTGTAATTTTTCAAAATCAGCTTTTAATTTAGTGTATTTTTCTTCTGGTTCTAATCCTCCTTTTTCTTTCTCAGTTTCAACAAAGCTTTTCAATCCTTCGATTAAGTTTTCTGGGGTTTTACCTGTAATATCTAAGCCGAAAGATTCTCTTACCGTTTTAAAGAACTTATCTTGACCGTGTTTAAATTCCTCCTTTTTTATATTTGAAATTCTTTCTTCGTAAATAGATTTTTTCTCTATTACTAAAGGACTTAAATCAATTACGTGTTTTTCTTCGCTCGTAATCATTTCTGATAATTTACCTTCTTCAATACCTAATGATTTTTCAATTTCTGCTATGTTTTCTAATGCCATGATATTTATTTTTAAGTGTTTTGGATACTTTAAAAAGGCGCACTTTCATACGCCTTTGATTTTAATTTAATGTTTTTTTATTCTTCTACTTCGATTTGATCGATAAGTTCTAAAAGAATATTTTCTGCTTTTTTAGTTTTAGTAACTTTGTATTCATTCTTTTCCGCAAAGTCAATAAGTTCTTCTTTAGTCATTTCAGAAAGCTTATTATGTATCTCTTGAATCATAGGGTTTAATTCAATAACAGGTTTCCCTTCTGACAAAGGATTGGATTCAACATCTTCAAAAGCAGTAAATTCTTTTACTTGTTTGTATGGTTTTTTAGCCCAATACAACTTTGTAGCTTCTTTGTCCTCTTCATACAAAAGACCGTTGATGTGACTATTTGCGTTCGATTCTTCTACAAAAGAATGATGAACAGGGTGCAAATCTCTGTCAATTACTTTAATGTTTTTGTCGAATTTATTTCCCGACATTCTCCCTAATTTGTAAAGTCGATAGATTCCGACTAATTGCGTTGTACTCATATTGATTGTTTTAAATGTTTACGTTGTTGGTTGTTTTGCTTCTGGAATAGATTTTTTATTGTCTAAAAACCAAGCCTCGAAATCTTTTGATATTTGTTCAGGATTATTAAAGTTTTTAACGGTTTGCCAAAACTTCTGAAAAAGTACTTTTCTTTGAGCATCTTCATTTCCAAATACAGAAAGAACATTTGTTAAGCTTAAATGCAAATAAGGTTCTACCATAGCTTTTGTTATATTAGCTTGTAAATCTATTGGATTATTTCTGTACTTAGCACCCAAATACTCAATAAAAAGCTTGTCTAATATAGTGTTATTGTCTTGTGCTGCTACTGATTTCTCATATCTTTCAAGCAAAGCGTCATAACTTTCTATTATGTATCTTCTGCCTAGATTAATAGTTATTAAGCTTTCTTTTTTGTCTTTTACAGGGTCGTAAAAGTTAAGCATCCATTCCGAAATCTTCCATTCTATATACTCGCAAAAATCAGCATACTTATTAAGTTGATTTTCTAAAGGCTGTTTATCCGATAATATTTCGGTTGCTGTTTTTTGTCTTTTCGACCCGTCTTGCTGCATTGAGTATAAAGTACCCCAATGTGACTTATATATAATTTCTTCGGTAAGATTTAAAGTTTCTTCATATTTAGTCCAGACATCTAAATCAGGACTAATGAATCCAGCTATATTTGGAGCTATTACAGGGCTTTCATTATCATCTGGAACTGGAAGCTCTACGACATCGGTAACATCGTTTTTGCCTACATACTTTCCGTGTCCGTTGCAAGTTCCGCATTTCGTGTTATCTTCTCCTGTAGCACCTGTTCCGTTGCAGTCCCCGCAATATTGCACGTATTTCCAAAATATTGGATTTCCTTTATATATCTTATAAAGAGTTAAGAACGATTGATCCCTTGCGTACTCTTTAGCATCATCTAAAATACCATCAATTGCGGCTAATTTGTTTTTTTGCCCTATTATATTAATATTAGAGCAAACCAATCCAGGAACTTGACCGAAAGGATGTTTAAATGTTTTTTCTGCAACTATTGAAAATTCATTTCCTTGCTGTAAAAATGTTCTATCGTACAAATCATCTACTATTCTCCAATATGTTTTAGTCTCTTTTATCTTAGGCTCAAATATAACAAAATCTAATATTTGCCCCTTTGATTTGTAGAAACGAACAGAGTCTATTGATTTGTACGTTGGATATACTTCGTTGTCTTTATACTCCAAGAATATTAATCCGTTTGGATCAGTATTTAATAGTTGAATGGCGTTTTGTTGAACCCATTCAGACAGTGTTTTATTGTCTCGCACGTTAGCAATACGAGAGAGAAAATCTTTTTTAATACTTTCTTTTATATCGTAATCTTTAAGCCCTCCAGAAGCGTAATAAATATTGTCAATAGGCTGAAACAAACGCTTAAACATAGACTTAATACTCTTTGAGTATTTTAACCTTGCTTTTGCTTTTTGCTCGCTTTCTATGTTTTCAATCTTGCATATTAATTCTTCTAAGAAATCAGTTCCGTTAACCAATGCTTTCAATTCCTTAGAATAATTTCGCATAGATTTCCATAACTCAGAAACTTGTTGATTTTCTTTTATGGCTTTTATCGCTTCTTCGTCAGTTTCGAATATCATATAAAAAATATTATTTTAAGTACAAATATATTAATTAATTACCAAACTATTTTCTTTTTCTTTATAGGTGTTTTTTGATAGTCTTTAAATTGTTTTTCAAATGCAGTACAAAGAAAGTAATCTAACAAATCCGAGAAGTGACCAAACTTTTGATAACTCGCTCCAGTTTTAGGGTCTTTTGCTAATTCTTTTAATTTTGTTCCATCAGGAGATTCCTTTAATCCCACTAAATCAGATATAGCTTTATGACAATTTTCGTTTAATTTAATGCAAATTTCATTGTTTGATTCTAATATACTATTAATCCAAACGACACGCATTACTACACTTGGATTTGATTTTTGCACTCTGTTTATTGGTTTAAAAGGACTTAAATAGTCCATTATTAAAGTATAAAAGTTATGTCCTTTTTCTAATTTAGTATCTTGTTTATTTGCCGTTGCATCACCATAAATAAACATTCCTGTTTTGTGGTTTTTATATCTTTCATTAATTACTTTACAAACTTCTTTTACTGTGTTTTTTGGTGTTTCTCCTGCTACTTCATCAATCATTTGCACTAAATAACCACTGTCTTTTATAGTGTAAATTTGAAAGATTCCACAAGGC